CCCACCTCTGTCAACTGTGTAGGTAGAAGTGCCTGTTGCATAGTCATTGCCTGGGTCGCTGATTTCGTTGGTGAACAAAAGTTGGTCACCTTGGTCGTAGGTTGCCCCAGTTACACCAGCGTTCTGTTGTGCTTTGAACAGATAGTTGGCTGCTGTTGTTTCATCAATCTCCAATCCTTGATTTGTCCAAGGTATGATCAGCCGTTTGAAGCGGTCTGTGTTGAAGAAAGAGTCATTGGTATAGTTATACCCAGCATCGCTAAAAATCTTGTCAACAACGGTCTTTGCGTAAAGAGCAGGGTAGTTGTCTTCATCTGAGATGGTCTCAACTGAGCCATTGGTGGGTGGATAGGTTATAGGGTAAAGATAGCCATCACCATAGGCAAAGGTAGCAGTTGCACCATCTTTGTAGATATATGTGTCCCAACTTGCCATCACATTCTCAATGTTGAGCGTGTGGTTGTATTTGGAGAAATCAAGCTCGTTGAGTTTGGTGTTTTCTATGACTGAGAAGAAGTCAGCAGTCGTGCCGAAGATGGCACACTCGTACTGAATTAAATCCGTATCAACAATGTTGATTTGAATAACTCGGATAAATCCTCGCATCTGCTCCAACCCATCAAGCAGAACGATTGCTTCGGCTTTGAGGTTAGGATTGAAGTCAGGTGAGAACTGCCCAGAACCCGTGATGGTTTGCTCTACCTCAAAGATGTGACCAAAGAGTTTATTGTTTCCCTTTGTGCCTGGAATCTGAATGGTCTTTGACCAATCCCCTTGGCGTGTTTGCGGTTGAGTGATGTCGGCAATAGAACGAGTGACCAAGAGGTCAAAATCCTCGCTCAAATCAACTCTCTGGTTGTTGACCAAAAGTTCTATCATAGACGCTGAGATTTGTCAGGGATAGAGGTTGTCACTTCCAAGGTCAAGTTGAATGCCTTGTCGTTGATGTGGGTTTTCTGCTCGTATTGAGAGGTCAAGATGTTAACCGCTTTCAAAGTGCCGTCATACATCCAAACTCTTGGACTCATCAGCAACTCTTTCAGCCATTCGGCTTCTGCCTCGGTTAATAGGTTAGAGTTGAGAGTGATTCGCTCGGTGGATTGGGTGAAGAAATCGGAGTTGGAATGAGCAGCCGTGTCATATGTAAAAGTCACGGCAGAATTGTTCAATGTGAAAGGATTCGCTTTGTATGTCTTTCGCTCAATGTCAAAGTTCGTGCGTTTGATCATATCAAATCGCATCGTGTCAACTCCTCCCAATCGGTTCAAGAAGTAGAGGTCGGTGGTTGGGTATTTAGAGCAGCGAGTGTCTATCGTGATAGTATACGCTTTGCCCACTTGATTGCCACCAGAGTTCTTCGGAGTGCAAGTGAAAGAAGTTGTTCCAACTGGTATACCGCCCGGAATATTGCTTCCAACAGGAACACGAGCGAGAGTGCCACTTGGGACAGAAATAGAAGCAGTTCCCGAAGGACTAAAAGCAACATCCACAGAAGCGACATTAGAGCCGTGTAGACAATAGAGCCAAGCCTTTGCATCAATAGGTAATTTTTTTGATTGGTTGTTGGTTAGAAAAGAAGCAGTCCCTGAGGCTGCGGTCTCCATAAAGTAATTGGACTCATCAAAAGAGAGGAATGTCAAAGGGTCAAGAGAGGCGTTCCAAATTGTGTTGCCAGTTGATGAGGTGACTCCGGTGGTTTCTACAATCGCAGTTGTTGCTCCTGTTGAGTACTCATACCCAAATACCGCTTGATATCCAAACACAGAGTTGGTGCATCCACTCGCTGCTGAATCGTTGTAATTCCAATCGTTGGTCACATAGTTCTCCAATAGGCGAGAGATGTTGAACACTCCCTTATTGGTTGAGCCATAGTAGATAGGGGTTTTGAGTCGGGCTAACAAGTTACCACTTCCATCTTTGACATCGCAGATGAACTTGAAGTTGTATTGGCCGTAGATACCGGAATCACTTTCCGTTACAATAAAGACATTGTCATTGTACGCTGGGAGATAGGTTGTTCCAGTTGGTTGATGTTTTGCGTTGAGTGCCATCACCTAAAAATAGCGAAAGGCTGAAAGTGTCCCAAATCAGAGCATCTCGTTCAGACAAGCACAGACATAGGACTCAAAACCTTTTGACGCTGCTTGTTCCAAGCGTTTGTTTCTCTCCTTGGTGATGGTGCGGTGAAATGAAAGGGTATTGAGAAACTCAATCAAAGGCATTTTCAAGATCGCATCCCACTCAGCTCTTCTACCTCCTGCGAGTCGGTCAATTATAGAGAGCCATCCAAAAACATCTCCCTCACCTCCTTGTTCTCCGCCTTCAAATAGGTTAGGGTAGCTTGCAATAATTTCGGAAAGAGTGCCGAAAAAAAAAGCGCATAGCCATAGAATTGCTCTGCCTCCAAATCCTTGAAGTTATCTACCTTCCATTGATAGTCATCCTCAATCTTTCTTCCGAACCAATCAACTCGGTATGATAAAAGAGCGATGACCTGATGAAGGCTTTCAATCATATCTCCTTTGACCACTTCCTGGAGTTCAATAAAGTGGTGAGCCGACATCTCTTTGGCGTTTTTAACCAAACGGAATCTTCTTCCCTTGTGTGAGAACTTGTAGCCAATCCGCTTGTCAGGTAGATGGTCAAGTTTAAGTTTCTTGTGTTCGGCTTGGAGTTTGTCCATTGTCCAGATTTCCACATCCGAGAAAGGGATGTTGAGACAAATAGACACCTCGTGTGCCATCTGCTCAATAGGGTTCAGGTCTTTGAGCGAAGCGAGTTCTTGTATTTGTGAGATTTTCATACGAAGAAGAATGTTCCTTTTTTGTTTTTCTGTGAGCAGTCCAAAGATAAGGCCAAAGCACATACACAGTCATCGTGGAGACCAGAAGGTGCTGAATATCTGACTCCGGTTCTTGTGTATTCATATTCAAAGTTCTCCATTTCAGAGCCAATCGGTTCGCTCGGGAATCTTATCTCGTGGCCTTGTACTGCCATCACCAACCCTTCAATGAGTTGTTGCTTTGATTGTGCCGTAAATTTGAAGCCTTGCATCCGAGGACATCTCCTCTGCAACTGCTCCACTACTGGGTCACCGACACCAGTTGAGTCAATGAAACACGGAGTGCCTTGAACGAGTCGGGCAATATGCTCGGCCGTTGAAGCCCAATCCTTTTGGAATCGCTCAAAATGGACAACCTCTTTATTTGCGCTCAGACCGACTATCACAGTCCAATCCGAGTACTTGGCAAGGTCAATACCAAAAGACGCAACAGAACCGCTCAGAATGGGTGAATAACACGCTCTGATATTCTCTATCCCAAATGGGTTGCTTTGGTCATCGGCTGGTTCAGCCAAATAGAGTTCCTTGAACACATATTCTGGAAGATCACGCTTGGCTTGTTCAATCTCTTGTTCTGAGATGATGCCTTCCTTGGCTGCATCGTAAGCGGTTATCTTGAAAAAGGAATAGTCAGGTTCTCCTTGCCTTGCTCGTTCACCAAGTTTATAGAACCAGTTCTTTTTGCCTTTGACGTTCCCAATCATTTTACATTTGCCTTGGGTAGCGGTTAGGGTAGAACGGAGAGCATACCAAGCCTCCTCTCTTGCTCGTGAGGCTTCATCAAACACCGCAGCAAACACATCATCTCCGTAGAGGTTGTCTGCTTTCTCTGCTGACTTAAACTCTATCCTGGATCCCATTGGGGTGGTGAGGACCAGTTTTGATTCGTTGGCTTGGAAGAAGTGAGGGTCGCTGACTTGGGTCTTCATCCTTCGGAATGCTATCTCCGCTTGTTGGTACACGGGAGCAACCCACCAAACCGATTGGTTTTGTTTTAGGGTCAAGGACTGCTCAAATAACCAAATGATATGAGATGCGGTCTTCCCTGTTTTGGTACTTGCTGCTGTTATGGTATAGCGGGAGGGGGAGTCAAGAATGGCTCGTTGGTATGAGGTGAGATATGGTCGCTCATAGTTTATCTGCATACTGATTTGAGTAGTTCCATTCGGATGATGTTCTCGGCTTTGAGAGAGTGGTGGTCATCGCAATAGGCTCGGTTGATTGCCCCGACCTTGTCCCATTTTTTAGATTTCAGTAGTTTGTCCAAAGGAGTCACCCAATCGTTGTTATCTACAAAGAACACCCCAAGATTTGATTTGTGATTGGTGTAGGGTTCTACTCGTGAGCAGATAATCGGGCGATTGTAGGCAGCAGCTTCAACAATCTTCAACTCGGATTTGTAGCGGTTGAATTTATCGTGGGTCAAAGGAGCAAGGAGGATGTCTATCTCTGAATAATACTCAGCGTACTTGATAGGCGTTGTTCCTTCTCTGTGATCAAACCAATCCGGCCTTTCTTTCCTTGATTTGCCCGTGATGCTTTTCTCCATCTTAGCCCAAATAGATTGGTTCTCGTGGAATCCGCACATCAAGAACCGAGCGTTGTATTTCTCAATGATTGGCTCAATCTGTCCTTCAAGCAACCTGATATCTTCCTCGTGAGAGATGCCTCCAACCCAACCGATTGTAAGAGGATGGTCGGTCTTCTTCTGCCATTGATCATGGGAATAGTCCAAAGCGTTTTTGACAATAGTCACCTTAGGATTCAGAGAGGTTATTACAGAAGCCAGTTGAGGTGTGGTGGTCATTACTGCATCAGCGTAGTAGATAGCGTCCTTGATGCAGTTCTTGATGACCTTGCGGTACGCTTGGTAGGCTGGGTTATGGCGAGGGATAATCCAGTAGTCATCAATGTCAATGATGTAGGGGATTTTGTTTTTGGCGAGTAGTTCAAGGATGTTGTATTGCAGGTCACCCAACCACCGATTAAAAACCACACAATCATAGTCCGTGTATTTAAGACCGCCCCACTCGGCTCGGTTTTGGCTCACATCAACTGTCACATCGTGGTCTTGCTGCAACCGAGCAAATGGAACAAACAAGCGGTGATAAGCCACTCCGTTTGAGCCATCAAGTAGGACT